CGTGCCATTCAACTGTGAATTTCATCATGCGGCCTTTCTAAAATAACCGTAGGGCAAGCCCTGGGTGAAACAGAAGTACTCCGAGTCACCATTGGCATGTTCAGCATCCATGAGCCAGGCAATCACACGCTCACGATTGGTACCGGTGTGCATGAGATTTGCCACACGGTCTTCAAACTTGACAATGGCTTCAGCTTCGGCTGTCTTGCGGTCAGCCTCTTCACGCTGGATCACACGGCCCAGGCTGGCAAACTCCAGCTCAAAGTCCTCAAGGGTCCAAGTGGAAGTATCCACACCGCGAGGGCGATGGCCATATGCGTCCTTGTACATGTCCCAGTAAGTTTCACGGGCTTGCTCAAGTGCAGTCATCTCTTCCCAACTTTTGAACTGTTCCATTTGCGGCTCCTTTTTGCTTTGTATGTGACTATTATAACAGTTTGGCGATTATTGGTCAACCGCCTTGACCCGCACATCAGTGTTCAGCGCAGGTGCATACATTCGTATTAACTCGCGCTCGAGCTTGTGTGCAGTATCTTTACCACGCACAATGTCCACAATGGCGTAGTTTACAGCAGACTCGCCTGCGGCGCGGATTGCGTTGTACAAGTTCCAAGCCTTGTCTTCTGTGCGGCTACGGTAGATGTGTTTGTTTACACGGCTACGAAGCGACATGTTAATGGTGCGCTGAGTTTTAGCGGTAATACCAATATAGTACTCCAATCCAACTTGGATCATGTACACAATGTGGGTTCTGTCAGTGCGTTTCTTTCTCATCATGCCATTATTATAGCATTTTGGGAATTATTGGTCAACCACCGAGTAGTACTACAAAAGTATTACAAAATTAATAGGATAAACTTGAGATGAATCGTTGCATGTCGCCGTGCAGGGTGGCCATCATGGCTTCCTTACTGCCGAACATGACCAGTTTGTTCAGCTTGCGATTGTTGACCATGTAGTAAGGACAGGTCATGCGGCGATCCAGGGCCAGCAGGTTCTTGGGAGTCAGCAACTTCTCAGGCAGTTCAAATGTGTAACTGCTGAGTTCCAACAAGTTTTCAAACACATAGAAGCCTTCATATGTGAGTCTCAAGCCACCATCCTCTTGAATGTTCTGCCACCAAGAACGCATGGCCTCATCCAAAGACGGAGCATCGGGATAAAGAGTTATGAGTTCTCGAGTGAGGGTGAGCTTATTGAGCATTGGGGTATATTTTATCCCCTTGCGTTAACAGCACAACCGAGAACTTGTCAGTTCTAAATTGTGTGTTTAGTTTGCGGGCCAAGTTGATAGCATGTCCCTTGTTGCTAAAACTTACTTTTTTGTACTTGGGACCAGGAAACTGAGTCAGCATGTTGCTGGTTTTGAGATTTATTGGGCTGCCATCAAAAAACACAGCCCATACACCTTCAGCGGCCAAAACTTGTTCGGTCTTGTAGGTTTGTTTGCTGGTGTGCTCAATCAGTACTGTAGGCTTGGGTCTTGACATATCTAACTCCGTAGTTATTTATGCCAATAACTATGTAGATTTAAAACTACCTCCAGTGATCTGCACCTCTACAACTTCTGCACCACGAGACTGTTGTTCACGCATTTGTTCCAATGTAATCAACAGTTTAGTGATATCTGCATGCAAGTCCTTGGCATCACGTAGCGACATAGTGAAGTCGCGTTGCCCGCGTGATTCGTGTGCTTTGATTGAATCTACAAATCTATGTATGTGCAAACTCATTTTCTAGTCAAGTACGGTGACAACACTGGCGGATGCCAACCTGTGGGTTTTAACACCTTGCCATCTTCACGTTTGCGTACCTTGCCAGTTTCTCGATCAATCTTGGCAAAGTTAGTGGCCATGACTTCCCGCCAAGCACCTTCAGCATCAAAGCCTGCTGAGTGAATGGCACCAATGGTGACAATCAAGATGTCAATCAAGGCGTCTAGTTCTGCTTCCATGTCGTGTGCTTCTTGCAGTTCACGAAACTCTTCTGCAATCAAATTCTTGTACATGGTGTACTGAGCGTCGTTCATTGCGTCGACACTTTGGTCGCAGGCCCGCATAAATTTTTCCTGATCACGAAAGAGATTTGTCACGTGCTGCCTCCTGGGTATGAAATGGTCCTTGATATTGATAACGTTCCAAAACAATCAGCTTTGGATTGCGAATCAGTTTCCATGCACGATGTTGTTTCACAGCATACCACCCTGCGGCATACCATGATTTTGATTTGCGTTCTTTAGTGAACAGTGGTAACTTGTGCTTGACGTCCCACATGGGATTGAATGCTCTACAACCAGTTTCAAACCCATGCACTTGATCCGGTGCAGGTCGAGTGGTCTTTTCAGGTGGCGCAAATTCAATGTCTACCTTTTTACGCACCATGGGAATGGTTTTGAATCGACCAACTTGGTCACGAATGCGTACAGTATAGCCATCACCTTCAGCTTCTACTACACCAATCTTGCGATCGTCTTGTTTTAAAATCCAATATTTTTTATCCACTATGGGCTTGGCTTCGATCATCTAATACTCCTTTGTATGTTTCGTTCAACCAGCGACCAATGGCATCTGAATAGTCGCTGAGTTTGGTGAGTTCATATTTGCCACAGAATCTGAGGAAATGCGCACCTACCATGCCTACATCTCTATGGCTAACTTGCTCACGTATGGCTTCGTCTACTACAGCTTTGACGTCATCAGGCTGTGCAGTGAGATCAATCAAGGTACGGTTACGTTCGTAGTCGTCCAAGACCTTGCGTTCTGTTTGCTCATGATCCATCCAACGTTGCAACATCATGTTGTTCCACGCATAGCCACGACGGTCACGATCTTCAAATGCTTCTGTAAGTCCCACTTGATTCTTTGTGCCTTTGAGTCTCACGCCAGGATAGGCCGAGAACACATTGTCACCAGGATCACCACGCATACACTTCAAGAACAACACCCACCGTTGATAATCCACAGGTGGCACAAAGTTGGCATCAGCTTTGCCAACTTTGATCTTTGAGTTGCTCTCAATAGTGAATGCCAAGTTTTTGCCTTTTGCGTCTGTAACGCCCGCAACACTGAACAAGTGATCGTTGATGCCATTGTATAATTTTACATTGGGTGCAATCAACTGAACAAAGTCAGAATCTGAACTAACAATAACGTGCTCGTCTTGGGGGTGTAGTGCAATCCAACGTGCAATGATGTCATCTGCTTCTGCTGTGGCACAACGAACAACACTACAGTTGGTTTTTGTAGACAAGTATTTAGTCAGCTCATCATAGGTTTCCCAGAACAGCTTGTCCTCTTCGGCTTCTGACTCGCTCATTTGTCCACGTGCCACTGCGCGGTTTGCTTTGTACGGTCGGTAGTAGTCTTTGCGCCAGCTTCGGCCCTCTAGTGCGAATACCACGTGATCAGCGCCCAAATCACGTGCCACTTTGTTTGCGCTCATCAGTGTAAGGTGCAGGGCAAAGCCCAGTTTGGTCCATGTGTCTGCGGCACGATGTGCTTGATGTCGCGCACGGAAAAACATGTTGGAAGTATCAATCAGTAGATAGCGCATGGGTGGGTACCAAATTGTTGTGTTTGATGTATTGTAACAGGTACTTGGCCCAAAAGCAATGGCCTTTGGCACTAAAATGGTAAGAATTTGGAGAGACCCACTCAAATCCATTGTTTACCAGCACAGAGTTGTAGCTAGAGTCTCGATTGTATGGTTCCAGATAATTTTTACCAAAATCTCGTTTGTTGGGAATGTCACTGAATGTACTCCACCCATTGTAAAACAAATGTGTTACTTTTTGGTCTGAGAGTTCAACGTGCAAGTCCCAAATTTTTTCATACCATTCTTGGGTCTTTACCCAATAGTCATGTGTGGCCACATACTGTTTGTATCGTGTTTGTAGTTCTCGTGGCACCCAATCAACTCCGCTGGCGTTGACTTGATAATAGGTTCCGTTGTGCAACCACTCTTCTCGTTCCCAAGTTGTCCATTGTATTACAACAAATACATTGGCAAGGCCCTTGTTGTCAAGCCATTGCCGGGTAGTTCTCAATATACGGTCATTACTGGATCCAGATTCTGCATGGCATACTAGATCAGCGTCCAGGTATTCAGCCAACTTGGTACACCAACTGGCCGCTAGATTCTCAGGATGTGGGCGTCGATCTATCCCTGCTCGACCATCATCCTCAGCAAATGCCGCAGGAACCACTGCTTCTGCGGCTGCTGTGTGACTGCAACCATTGGCATACAGTATCATCTGGGACTGGGACCACCTGTGTCATCTGCACCCACTGGTTCCCAGGACTCCAGTTTCCGCTTCAAGTCTTCGGCTGTGGCTACACGTTGGCGTAATTCACTGCTACTGAATGAGTGATCACGACCATTGAAATGTAATTCAATATCACGTTTATGACAAATCTCACGACCAGTAAATTCCCGACCTTCGTACTCTACACCCAAGATGCGAACGTCAATGGGCAGGATCAACAACAGATCTTCTAGATCTTTTTCGG